GACATTTCTGACAACGATGTTGAGGTCGATTTCGACCCCATCACATCGCAGGAGAAATTCGACAAGCGGGTCAGCGCCAGGATCGCCCGGGAACGCGCCAAATACGCCGACTACAGCGATTTGAAAGCCAAAGCCTCACAGTTCGACGAAATTCAGCAGGCCGCAAAATCCGAAACCGAGAAAGCCCTCGAACGGATCAACGCCCTGGAGAAAGAGCTGGAATCCGAGCGGTTCAACACCGTCCGGTCCCAGATCGCGTCGAAGAAAGGCGTGCCCGCGCACCGCATCAGCGGCGCCACCCCCGAGGAGTTGGAGGCATCCGCCGACGACTACCTCGCCGAGGTCGCTGAACTCGCCAAACAACAGCGCCCCAAGCCGTCCTCCTACAAGTCGGGTGCCACCGGTTCCGATAACCGGATGGACCCCAAGGAGAAAGCCGCGCAGGCGCTACGGAGTCTTCGCTCCGGATAAATCCGCACACCATCATCTGCTCTTGAAAGGGGCACAACAATGGCCGATATCAATCGGTTGGATGTTTCCACCGCGATCGAGGAGGCGTACAGCCAGACGCTGCTGGCCGCCGCGACCGCCGGGTCGAGCGTCTTGCAGGCGTTCCCGACCGTCAACCTGGGCACCAAGCTGACCCACCTGCCCGTCCTGGCGACCCTGCCCGAGGCGTCGTGGGTGTCGGAGTCGGCGACTGACGCCGCCGGCGTCAAGCCGACCACCGAGGTCAACTGGTCCGATCTGACCATGGTGGTCGAGGAGCTGGCCTGCATCGTGCCCGTCCACGAGGACGTGCTCGCTGACGCCACCGCCCCCGTCCTCGAAGAGGTCACCTCCCGTGCCGGTGAGGCGATCGGCAAGAAGCTCGACCAGGCCGTCCTGTTCGGCACCTTCAAGCCCGCCTCGTGGGTGTCCGAAGCCGTGTACTCGGCGGCGGCGACCGCTTCGCAGACCATCACTCATGTGACCGGCGATGCGAACACCGAAGACCTGCCCGGTGCGATCATGCAGTCCGCACGGCAGGTCGCCGCGGCCGGCTTCCAGCCCGACACCCTCATCGCGCCGCTGACGTTCCGCTACGACGTGAACAACATCCGCGACGCCAACGGCCTGCCGATCTGGCGGGACGAGTCCTTCGCCGGGATGAACACGGTCCTCAACCGCAACGGCGCCTGGACCGGTGCCGGGGTGCAGGCCCTGGTGGCCGACTCCAGCCGGATCCGCATCGGTGTCCGCCAGGACATCACCGTGAAGTTCCTCGATCAGGCCACCGTCGGGTCGATCAACCTGGCCGAGCGTGACATGGTCGCGCTGCGGTTCAAGGCCCGCTACGCCTACGTTCTGGGCAAGCACGCCACCAGCCTGGGCGGGTCGAAGACCCCGGTCTCGGCCGTGGTGAACTCGGGCAGCTAATGGCCTTAGCGACCACCCAAGACGTAGTTGACGCCCTCGGGCGTGCACTGACGTCAGCGGAATCGGCGACGGTCGAGAACCTTCTCGATCAGGCTTCCGATTTGGTGGTCGGCTACCTGGGCGCCACCCCCGACCCTGTGCCGGGGGCGGTGGCCCGGGTAGTCGCCACCATGGTCGTGGCCGTCTACCTCAAGCCGTATGTCAACACCGCCGATTACGGCGTCAACGGCTACAACGTGATCAAAGAGTCCATGCCGGTCAAGGTCGGTGTGGAATCGGCGACCACTGAGGGTCCGTGGCTGACCAACGCGCTGAAGATGCGGTTACGTCCTTACCGGTTAGGGGCGTTCGCGGTGGAGATGCGGTCGGAAGTCGGGTCGTGATCCGCGTTCACGTGCCCCGCGCTGTGCACGAGTTCCCCACCGGGACACGGTTCACCACCGAATCCGATTACAACAACCTGTGCATCTGGGAGGACACCGACTTGTTGGGTGTGTTCGCCGACGGCATGTGGGTGTTGGTGGAGTTCGATGACTAGCATCCGGCTGAAGTTCAAGCGGGACGCGTTCTACGATCTGCGCCGCGCACCCAAGGTCATCGACTTCCTTGAGGCCGCCGGGGAATCAATGATGACCGACGCCAACAAAACCCTCGAGGAAAACGTCGGCTACCGCATGTCATCCTCGCAGGGCGCCAAGAAACCCCAGGGCCGGTGGGCGGTTCGGGTGTTCACCTCCAGTGATCACGCGAAACGCTCCAACGCCATCAACAACACCCTGTTGAAGTTGCTGGACTGATGTTGATCTGGCCCACCCCGAAACCTGCTGTCCTGGCCGCGATCACCATCTTGTCGGATGCGTTCGGCGAGTATGCGTTCGTGTCGGCGAAGATGCCGCCACGGGGCCGACCGGAACGGTTCGTGCGGGTCACCCGCATGGGCGGCACCCTGCACAACATCGCCACCGACGCCGCGAAAATCCTGGTCGAGTGTTTCGCCCAAGACGTGGGTCAGGTGGAGGCGATGTGCAACACCGCCCGCACCGCCCTGCGTAACGCCGGCGGCACCACCGTCACCACCACCCAAGGTGATGTGTTCGTCCGCCGGTTCGACAGCGAATCGGGCCCCACCGAGCTGCCCCACCCCGACCTTCTGGATTGGGAACGCTGGCAGTTCTCCGGGGAACTGCTCGTCAAAGCCAACTGAATACACAACTGCACAAAAACCTTATTCAGGCCCGTCCACATTGAGCCCTGGAAGGGGTAAATCATGGCCGATTCAGGCAACATCTGGGCCGCAACAATCCCGGCCGACGGCGCCGCGGTGTACGCGGCCCCGCTGGGCACCACCCTGCCCACGACGGCGACCGCCACCCTCGACGCCGGTTTCGTCGATCTGGGGTGGGTGTCCGAGGACGGCGTCACCAACAGCATCTCCCGTGAGACCACCAAGCACCGCGCCTGGGGTGGTGAGGTCGTCAAGGTCACCCAGGACAACTACACGGAGACGTTCACCCTGACCCTGCTCGAGTCGTCCTCGGCGGTTCTGTCGGTGGTGTACGGCGATGACAACGTCTCCGCCGGCGGTGACTATCAGTCGCTGGTGGTTGAGCATTCCCGGCTGATGCTGGACCGGCAGTCCTTCGTCATCGACTTCATCGACGGCGACAAGGTCGGACGCATCGTGGTCCGCGAGGGCCAGGTCACCGAGATCGGCGACATCGTCTACACCCACCGGGATCTGACCCGCTACGAGATCACCGTGGACGTGTTCAAGCCGACCAACGCCGACAACGCGGTCGTGGTCTACCTCGACTCCGCACCCGGCAGCTAAAGCCTTCCCGGGGGTGGTGTCTGGGACGGGCCTACCACCCCCGGGAAGCCGTCCCCCAAGCCTGTCCTGACTAGTTGAGAGGGCCCGTCCATGAAACCCATCCTGGGTGCCAACCACCGATCCACCCGCATCGAGATCGTTTTACCGGTCGACGCCGCCGGCGACTACGCCTTCGATGAGGACGGCAAACCCGTCAAAGGGAAGGTGCCGGTGACGTTCACCGTGCCCCGCTTCGACTGCATGTCCCGCGAGCAGTTCAAAGAACTCAACCGCGAATTGACCGCGATCGAGGAACGCGTCGATGAGGACGGCGAACCGCTGTCCCCGCAGGAACGCGGCATCGCGGTGGTGTTGGCGATGGTGAAACCGTTCGTCACCGCCGACACCCTCACCGTGGTCGAAGGTTTGCATCTGTTCGAGTTAGAGCAGATCGCCGAACGCATTCAGGACGGCTCCAAGGTCACGGTGGGGGAATTGCTGGCCTCGACCAGCTCTTAACCGAGCATGGCGGGGCCGTCAACTACGACCTGATCACCAAAGCCGGGATCACCGTGGACCGGATCGGTGAGGATTTCACCTGGGCTGATCTGCGGGATTTCGTGGCGCATCTGCCGCCGATCCCCGAGACCGCCCTGTATCGGGTGCAAAACCCGAACTCGTGGTGGTGGTCACCGGACATGGATTTTTATGCCGCCATGCTCAACGCGTTGCAGTGGGCGAACTTTCAGCGCGGCGGCGGCAAGGGTGAGAAACCCAAACCGGTCAAAAGGCCGAAGGAAGCACCGAAGAAGGGGCCGAAGTCTGTTGATGATTTGCAGGCCCGTAAACAGCGTGTCCGCAGAGGAGGTGGGTAGTGGCGATTGAGCTGGCGACAGCCTATGTGTCACTGGTCCCGGAAACCTCCAAGTTGGAGAAGGCCGTCACCGACACCTTCAAAGGGGTTGGTAAGCAAGCTGAGATGGCCGGCCGGGAAGCGGGTTCCCGGCTGGCTCAAACGGCGACGAAGGCGTTAAAAGATGGGTGGCGGCCCGATCAGGACATCATGGCCG